AACATCTCCTTCGCCTTCTTAGAATTATTCACCATCACAGAAGCCTTTCGGCGTGGGGTGATAGTAGTTTGCGGGAACTGGGCTCCTGCAGGTTTCCCGTACTTGATAACAAGATCGGTTCCTTCGTCAACATCGGTAATGTCCCCGTAATCTGGATTCAAAACCAAGTTCAAAAGCTCCTGATACGCCATCTTCCCAAAGCCCCAAACTCGGACGCCCTGCTCTTCTTCTCCTCGCACGATGACGGGAGCGAAGAAGCGTTGCCGTGCTGACAAGCTCTTGGCCATCTTGACGCTCTCATCGTCGCCTTGGCGATAAAGCTCGCGAACATAACTATCCAGAGGACAATCTTCACCAAAGTTCTTCTTTGGACTTAAGAATCCAGGATTATCACCCAGATTGTAATGGAACCAATATTCCTTGAATGGGTCGCCATCATCGCTTGGCACGATGCGGATCACCTGTTCCCCGTCCTGTGGACGCCAAAAAGCACTCTTGCCCTTGCCGCCATTGCTCTGGAGGTTCTCCAGTTTGGCACGCATTTTATTCATATCAATAGCCATGTTATTATCTCCTTCTAAGTTTAGCTATAGTAAGCTTGGCAAATCTCCCAAGCCTCTCAATCAGATACAACAAAGAATCGCGAAACTCTTCGTAACTCTTTCTGTCTTTAATCAGCATTACTGTAGCAACCTCACTGAATGAGTCAAGGCATTAAATGCAAACCTTGAATTAAACTGGAATTGTGGATAGTATAAACATAGTTGTCTGGATAATCTGTGGTATAAATCCCGTAAGAAATCTCCATCGGTATGTCTTCCTCTCGTCGATCTTTGAGTTGTGAAACTATCTTGCGGTGAAGACCCTTTTCGGTCTCCAAAAAATCTTTATTGATTGCATAATAGTACATTTTTTCTCTAGGCAGTTCAAGAGGAAAAAACATCTTTTCGGTAGAATCATTAGTATTGGCGAGGCCGAATGTAGACAGTCGCGCTGTATCGTGCGAAGGGGAAAACGTGTGAATGAGCGGCTGGGTGTTTTTGAAGACGTTTGTCATGTGGATAGTGGAAACCAAAAGCTCATTCAGTTGCTCGTAAAAATTCAGAAGAGACAAATCGCCTATAACCTCTTCAAGACTTGCATTAGAGACAGCATAAAAGCGATGCAGGAGGCCCGAACGGGCATACTCTTGAAGAACAAAAAATGTAACCTTTTCACGCAGGGCTGCTTGGCGCGATAAAAGCTCTTTGTCTGGTTGGACGTACAAGACGCTCACTGAGCCCTTTATCTGCTCCAGAATGCGTAAGCACGCGCCGCTGATCTTTCCGCCTCCTCCAATGACAAGCAGAGTTTCCCCTTGAATACTTCGGAAAAATGTTTTTAGCGGCGGACAATGGGCCTCGTACTCCTCGTGAGACTGCCTCTCGGGCAAGAGCTTAAACCCCTTCCCTTTACGATGGGCCGAATCGATTCTCAAAACCTTATACTGTGAATACTTGGCAAACTGTTCAGCAATGTTGCATCCGGCTTCGCCTAAGCCGACAACTGTTTCCATTTAAACCTCAATCTATTTTTGGGGCGCAGCGGGCTTTTTGTCGTCGTCTCCAGTCATCGGAGTGAGCCCTAATTTCGCCTCAATCGCACCTAGTTCTTTGTCAATAAGATCCAAGCGAGAGTCAAGAGTCCCAGTGTTCAAATTGACGCCAGACTGGGCTGCCAGGCGCTCTAGGCGCTTGCGCAAAAGATCGATACGGCCAAGCTCCGCAGGATCAATATTTCCGGCTGACGTACTGGCGTCTTGCCGCATTTGCTTTGTGTAATCCGCACGGGTTTTGCGTAGTTTGCCCATCTCTTCTTTGATGAGTTGCTTTAGGCGCGTTTTAGTAATCTTCATAGTAATTTCTCCGTCAATGACTAATATAAATAGTTTTAATTTTCCCCACAGACCTCTTTGTCTAAAATTTCCATCAAATTGGCATACATGGCAGTTGGACTATATTTTAACTCAAACCATTTGCCGCCCGAAGCGGTGGAAAGGGGCTCCCATCCAGTTGCACCAAATGGCATACTCGAATTTTTACTAGATGGATTGCTAAAGGTGTAAATCGAAGTATCTATTGCGGAAGCAATCATCGTTAAAAGAATGCTTTGTGTTACCCCGTCATAATTTGCATTCCAGTTTCCTCCCAATAGGCTTTTTGGAATCATATAACTCTGACCATGTTCGTCTGAAAAAACAATAATTACCCTCTTAGCGTTTGGTCTCCAATTGATTTTGAAATCTTGTAATGATGGTACTGACTCGGCAATACTAGAACCAACCATAGTGGTCCAGGTGAGTTCATCAAGCTGCCAAGGTTCAGCTGTGGATATATCTTTTAAAGCAAGATACAAAGCATCATACAACATTTCAAATTGGCCGTTCATAGTATCTTTGTCTAGAGAAGAGAAATTTAGCATAAAATCCTCAAAGGACTCTAGGTTGCTCACCATTTCAAGATAATTGTTGTTACCTGAGAATCCTGGTACTCTTGGACCCACAATGAGGCCCCACTTAAGTATATCTTCGTCTTTATAATTGGCAGCAAACTGATTTAATGCCATCAATACAGCCTTTATCTCTGAATCCATAGATCCTGACCAGTCTACGATAAAAAGAATGTCTGTTTCTTGCATTTCTTTATCTTGGTCTACTTTGCCATCACAGTCTTCGTCTTCACCATTACATTCGTCTTCTGGATATGGCAAGATTTCATCCTTGCAATAATGTTCTATGAAAACACCGTTTTCGTCATAGTGACCCCAAGTACCTGCGGAACAAGTTTGTTCACCGGCAATGCAAATACCAACGTTTAAAGTGTCGGGCGGCCCAGTGTAACACATTTTGAAAAGATCTTCATCAACAAGCTGATTGCAGTTATCGTCATGGTTGTTGCATAGTTCGTATGGAAGCGTCATACCCAAATAAGGATCGCACAGCGGATCCGTAGGGGTCACCCAGGAGCACATTGCCAAGCAAGGAGTGAAGCCTATAACTGTACAATCTGGAGTTTTGCATTCACAAGTTTTATAACCTCCGCCGCAGACCAGTGGGCTCTCTTGGCACGGAAACAAAGTGCCAATGTCTTGTACCGTGCATAAGCAGTCAAGCCCTTCGTCCACCGCGCCGTCGCAATCGTTGTCAAAGCCATCGCATATTTCAGGCTCGGGTTGTTTGGCTGTGCAGGAACCCCAGCTTCCTGATACGCATATTTCGTACCCTCCCTCACACGCCGTATTGCAAGGTCGCACGAGGTCTTCATCCGTCAAGCCGTTGCAATCATTGTCGATGCCATCGCAGATCTCAAGATCTTCAGGGCCACACTCACCACAAGCGTTAAGTTGACCTTCGTCAATCTCGCCATCGCAGTCATTGTCGAGGCCGTCGCAGATCTCTTCAACGCACTCAGTTTCACACTGGCCTTCTTTTATATTCCCCTTGTCGCAATAAATGGTTTTGGTGCCGGGAAGACCCAAGTCCGTTACACACGGTTCAGTGCCCATTTTAAATTGACTCGGGTCACATTCTAAAAATTCCTCACACTCACTGACCGAAAGAACTTCTGGAGGGTCCTGACAAACGTCTTTGACAATCTCGATGCGATAAAGGGGGCCGTTTACACCTGGGCAAAAATAATACTCCCGGCGAATGCACTGCTTCTCGTACTCCTCGGCAGTCATAGCAGGTTTGACTGGGGTCGTGTCTTCAGGCACCGCCTGTTGAACATCTCCCAACGGGAGCGGGTCTTCCATAAACGGCCCTGAACAGGCGATGAAAACCCAAAACAAAACAACAAACGATGTGAGAAAGCGTCTCATACATATTAACTAGTATGAGAAATTCTATTTTTTCATTGTTCCATAGTTCTTGCCCGCTGAAATACTGGCCTTAAACGTTCCCATCGGAGTGTCCGAAAACAAACGATAAATCTCCTGAAGTTGCTGTTCGTCCTCCTTTGAATAATCCAGCACCAAAGAGTCGTGAACACAAAAAGCCACGTAGCTCTTGCTTTCTCGCAGGTGATCGTGGATCTTGATAGCCTGCTGGAGGACGAGATCACTCGTAGTGGATTGAATAAGATAATTCAAAGCGTGCTTCTCATCTGCAACGATAGTGCGACCAAAAGGAGTGCGGATGGCTTTGCCGTCCCAGTGTGTCTCCAGTACCTTGTTTTTGTCAAAGACGGCTTCAAGGCGAGGATTGGTCGCTTCAGGATTGTAAAGCCACGCGAAAGTCTTTACCTTGGACTCCTCTCGTCCAATCTGGTTGTTGAAAACCTCTTTCCGAATCCAATCATGTATATCTATATGAGGCTGCGGGATGTTATTCAGAGCCATCAAAGTGCGGACTTCTGCTGCATTAAAATCCATTTCTACAAAGTGACTGTTGTTGGGCTTGAGGATGTTGCGACATTCGCGCTGAAAAGTCAGCACTGGAAAGCTTCCCTTTCGAGTAGTGAGGCGACCCGTCACCGTTCCAAAAATATTGTACCGAACATAAGGTTTCGTCTTGCGGACCTTCTTGAAGAACGGTAAGCCTTTAGGGCGAGTGGCGCATTCGATAAGCGCTTTTGAATCTATGTTGAGTTGTCGTTGCTCAATAGAGTGTGCAAGCTCCATAACTGAAACCAAAAAATCATAATTAGCGGGTCTGGCATAGGTCCGAAGTACGTGATCTGTAATTTGATTCTTGACTTCGCAATACTCTAGCAAAAACCGTTGAGGGACTAGATCGAAGAAGCACAATTCGTCCAGATCCACCTTGGATTCATAGAAAGATCGCAAGTACGCTCGCAGGCGGGTGGATGCGGCACTATAGCGATCCTTCAAAGACGCGGGGCAGCAGGCGTCAAGAGACGCCCCTTGAGCATAAAGGGATGCGTATTCTATTCCAGTGGGGGAGAGCCCTGGGGTGTAGCTCCAGGTCTTGTCCAGTGCAGAGGGAAATTCATCATATATTAATTCACCGTTTGCGTAGATACCCACACAATGATCTTTGTTATCCAAAGCTTGAAACAGCAAGAAAATTCCTTATATTATACACGATACTAAGAGAGTGGTTGGTTCTGAGACGCTAAGTCGCGATTAATTTTCATTATGGTAGAGTTCCAACCTCGATTTCTGTAATAAACGTAATAACTCTTAATTTTCTTGTCAAGTTGTTGATGACTAATTGGTTGATGCTCTTCTAAGGAACGAAGGTAGTAGTAGACTTTGATCCAAAAATAATACCCATACTTTTGATAATAGCCGCCGTGAGTATTGAGCGTACCGTCTGGCAAATACGTGTCAGGGCCTATGTCTGGTAAGTCAGTGATAGTGACGTGTGTTTTGATTTTGCCGGTTTTCTCACACACCTTTGAGCTGGGAACACGACTCGTTCCAAACGTGGTCTTAAAAGCGCCGTACATTCCTGCAAAGTGTGTGCGCAGCGCGGCCACATCCTGTGTCCAAGAGCGTGTGAACGCGAAGTTGAAGATCTGCGCGAGGTTGTTTTTGTGACCAAAGAAGCCATTCATCTTTTGTTTCTCTTTCATATAGGGGTGATTAAGGTTGGCGATAAGTCGCCACGGAATGTTCTTGTCAACAAAGAAGCCGAACGTTTCCGCTTTTCGACGATAAAATTCAAAATTGGGATCGGCCATCCAATATAAGAACTTGCCCTCATCTGCGCCGCCTTGGTCGGGAACAAGAGAGATCACAAGGCCCGAATGCATCATTGTATACAAAGGAGATTTAGCAAATCCCGTGTAAGTGAACGGCATCTGTTCGTTGCATATCATTGTTAGGTACTTCATAAACAAATCTACAAAAGATTGAAAATCTACAATACTTCCATTGTGCTGATTAGAAGTGGCAAAGAAGTTAGCAAAGCCAGGGAACACAACGTTGGAAAGGTAATTGTTGTAATCCTCGAAGGCCGATGTCCACGCGGCTCGGGCTTTCAAAGGATAAATAATGCTATTCTCAGTGTCAATAATACCCAGACTAGAATCTGCATTCTCCAGCATATAATCAGCGAAATCTTCAAAAGCGTCCACCACGAAGTGCATAGCGCTGGGGGTAAAGGGGGCGTCGGGATCTACAGACGCGAAGTCCTTAAGGTCGGCCACGTTGGGGATGATAGGAAAGCCGTCTTTGTCCACGCGACCGTATAAATTTTGACCATTCCAGAAATCAATAAGGTTTCTTTCTCCAAAGATGAAGTCTTTATAAATGTCCTTTTTGAAAAACTGGCGACTGGCAAATAGAGAATCTAGCCCACGGACCTCTCCCGCAGGCGGTGTTTCAAACGCAGAGCGCACGGGCGTATCAGGGTCTTTCTCCTTCGCTGTGTTTATATTCTCCCAATACGAAGGAGGATAGAAATGTGGGTTCTTTTTCGACATTTAATTATTCCTTAACAAGATGAGCAGCATTTCCCATCATTCTTCATCATTTTCCTGTTCCACTTGGGAGATACATCGCTACAGCAAATAGTGCTGCACTTGCTCTCTTTGTACTCAGTTTCGGGGGCGAGAAACTTGACAACGATATTTGTTTTTTTCGTTCCATCTTCATTGTGAAGAGGATCCCAAAAACCGCCGCGACCAAAAATGTGCTGGACAAAATTGACCTGTGGGCCGCCCGCATTGACCACTGCGTCGTACATAGGGCCACTGCCTCGAATAGAATCTGAATAGGATTGAACATTCCCGTATTTAAGCCCAAGGCGTGCTCTGTGCAGATCATAGGCAGCTTTAACTCGCGAGCGTAAGGTACGCAATCGATTCTGTTTAAATATTTCAGGGTTACCATAATAAAGGGACTGCACCGTCGTGTGATACCCCTCTTCATCAATGTAGCTAGTTACTTTTGTAATAGCGTAATAACCCCCTACACGAAGCTGGTTCTGCATCGAGCCAAGATTGTTGATAGATCCCCACCCTAATGGCTTCATATCGACGTATAGTAGCTGACCTGGCTTAAAAAAACCATTTCCGGCCATCTTGATCGATAAATTGTATACAATGCCGCCTGAGATGTCGTCTTTGCAATCCTTATTGTTCATACTCCCCATAACTTTGGCTTCTGAATAATACGCAGTATCGTTTTTTGAAAATGAGTAATCGCGGATGGCTGCTGAATCAGTACCAATTGGAAGGTGATAGATGCCGTTGGCTTCATCTTGCCTCTTCTTTCCTCGTAACAGCGAGCGGTCGCGCATTTCAGCATACAAAAGCACATATTCAAAACTCTTTTGCTCCATCCCGTCCGCATTCCATTCGATCTTGCGGCGGTCGCTAACGAAGGCAGTCGTGTCAATATGAATTCCTCGACCGCCAACCACTCGATGAGGTGCCCGATAGCGGCCCTTTTTATCGGGGACGCCCCTAAGTGTCACGAAATCAACCCGTGGAGTCATGTTAGGAAGCTCGGTTAGCCCGTTGCATTCAGAACCCAGTACTTTAGGCAATAAGTAAAACATCATATCCTGTATATAGCGGCGGAACTCATAAGTAGTTTTGCCTTTGCGCACGATCTTATTGAGCCAAAGGTCCACCACCAGATCCAATGAAACTGGCAGGTCTGCTATATTTTCCACGCGGCGCTTCCCCATTTCAGGACACATATCAGGAACGACAATCGGACCCGTCACGATAATAGGGAACTGCGAAAAGTCTTCTCCGAAAACTTCGCGACTTGTCGACTTGCCTTTCAAGATTTTTGCTCCTGCCTCTATCAAGTCTCCAAAGTGACAGAAGGCGATGTCTACCGTTTGATCTTCCGCTTTGAAAAAGGAGCCCTTTTCGTGACCAAAACTCTCGCCATAAAGCTTGCGAGCTTCCTTGATCTTGTCAGGCGACCAGACCTGCTCATCGGCCTGGTTGTCTTCAGACATTCCCTGCTGCTTCCTCATCAAATTAAGAACCTTGCCTATATCAGGCTTGCCTCCGGTGCGAAAACTCGTGCCGGATTCGGTTTCCGACTGCACGGCTCGCTTTATGATCATGTCTTGTTTGATGCAACGCAGCAACTGACTCTTGTCTCGATTAGCCGCATTGAATGTTCTTCCTCCAATTTCATAGTCTTTTCGCATGTTCTCGCCAGCATTTTGATCAATAATTTTAGAGTGAGTCATCTTCCCCACAGCCTCAATCGGCACAGTTATATATTTGATGTATTTGCCGTTCAGCAAAGTGTCTAGTATTTTATGATACCCCTTGTGTGCTGCTTGGCGCTGATGGGCTGCCACTTCTCTTTCTAGTGCTGTCTCGGCCTTGTTTGCCTTTGGGCCTTTAGCTCCAACTCGCTTTGCTTCATCTACCTGTCCTTTTCGCATTTTGCGTATTTTCTTTAATTTGTTGCGCTTCTGGCGGATCTTGTCGTCAAGCTTATCATCGTAAATCAGGTTGGCTGCCGAGTTGTTGTTTAGAGCTGCCTCAATGGCGGAAGCATAAGTAACTGTCAAGTCGGCACTTCCATCTTGATTAATCGTAAACTCATGGCTCTTCAAGTACATTGTCAAAGAGTTGCGCCCGAGCAATAATGCTCGTGCCAGCTTCTTGTCAATCAGGCTTAAGTCTCGCGGATAGTTCCAGCCAAAATTTCCACGCAAAACGTTCTCTTGAAAGCTCGCGACGTTGCCGCACTGACCTTTTCGGACTATCAGTTGGGTGAAGGATTTTCCTTTGCCTATGTAAGGAGCGTTCAATCCTTTAATGTTGGAGAAGTGATACTTAAGTGTACAATCTAAATGGGAATTAACCTCGGCAGGGTTTGTCCCTTTGTAGACATATTCTACTGATCGCAGACCCACCTCTCCGTGGTTCAAACTCCCTTTCGAAAACCACTTGTCAAAGTTGCCTTTGGGGTTCATTACCTTGTGGGCTTGCCAAAAAGTAAGCCCTGTGGGTATTTCTTCCAATTTTTCATTTTTCCGGCCTTTGCCCTTGTTAATGATTTGAAACACTTTAGCATAAGGATACAGACTAGACAAATTCTTATTGGAAATACCAAAAAACAAATTTGCGTCAGGAATTGCCATCGTTTGAGACAAGAATACAGCAGGGTCATTCGAATTAATAATCTTGATATAACGATAAGTCCCTGACTTGCCAGCGGCTCTTCCTCTTAAGCTTCTGGTGTTCTTCATTGCTTTCAGCTTTGCATCTTTGTTGCCAACGAAGCTTAACAGGGCACATTGAGTTTGGGTGCGCATTTCCAGGTTGGCTTCTGCGACGTTGTCCTCTTCCGTGTATTGATCGTCTTTAGAGGAATCAAACATCTCTTTGGCAAAGCCTGGAGTCGTTTCTTGCCAATGCTTATCGGCCTCGGATTCTTGCCCATACTTATCATGGCCCTGAAACCAAGTTTTGGCTGTACCTTTTTTCAAGGTGCCTGCTTTTTCAGCTTGAGCTACTGCTTCATCTAGTGTTGTAGGGTTTCCCATCGAGGCGCGTCCTTGTTTTAAACATCGTAATAAGCGAGAACTTTTTCCAGTGGCACGGGGATATCAATGCGATCCCCCACTTTCACCAAAAAATCTGCTGGCTTTTGATTAAACCAGGCGATGACCCACCACAATTCTGGATCTCCATAGTTCTCGGCAGCGAGTTTGTAAAAGGCGTCCCCAGTGCCCCAAAAGTGTGGAAGAAGAGTCAAGCTAGATATCTGCTCGACTGTTAATTCTCTCCACGTAGGAGTGGAATATTGCAATATTAAATTGACCCCTTTCTTTCTCATCAAAGGATGGTACATGGGATTCCGATTTATAAATTTTGTTTGTGACTGGTATCTGTTTACAACTGACATAATTATGCGTTTCCTTTGTTAGGGTCGGTTATTTGATTTTGGGCGGCCTGGATGTTTTTTGGTTTTGGGGTCTTGGTCGCTGATGCCGTGTTCGCTTTTTTATTATTTTTAGACCCTTTCTCGGCTGAAGCGCTCTTTGTCCCATAGGGGAATCCAGTGAATCCAGACATTGTAGTGTGTCCACCTTTTAGATCGTTATGATACCCTAAATCGTGCTCATGTATAACCCTAAATTCACAAGTGACATCGAGGTTTTTAGGATACCAACTGCGTTTGCCTGCATTGTCATCTCCAAACATTCCGCCATCCAAGTTGGGAGTGAAGGAAAAGCCGCTCAGAAAACCCAATAGACCACCTTTTGTCTTGTTGTTCTGAATCAGGTTAGCAAACTTGATACGCATCAAAGGGGCTGTTGTGATAGATTTGTTAATGTTATTGGGACCTGACCCTTTGTCATACGACGGATAAAGGAACCGTATCAAAGAAGAGGCGTTCGCCATAATCTTTTTAGCTTCAGCCAGGTCCGACGCCGGGGACGTAAAAGAAAAGCTAAGAACTCGCTGTGTGTTCTGAAAGACAAACACAGGGTCCATCCGGCCATAAACGTCGTTGGAAGACCAATTGGAAACATAGTCGTCGGAAAAGTTTGTCAAAAACGCAGGGAATTTCGTCTGCCATTTGGATGGAGTATTTTTCTTAGCCCCTCCTCCTCTAATATTGGTGAAGATGATCTGGTCTGGTAATTTGTCCCACGGTTGTGCCATTAAAAATTCTCCTCTTTTGCTTTAGTCGTTCCTAGTTTCTAGAATCCATCTTCTGATTGATTAATGGCCACAGAGGATCAATCAACCCTTTGGCCATTACTTGTGCGCCATCGCGATTCATGCTTAGGACGATGGGTTGCGATTGGGGCTTGCCATCTTTTCCTTGCTTTCCTGTTACAGCGGAAACTAGTTGACTAAGTATGCCTTGCAACTCTGCTCCGCTTCCAAATCCAGCCAATTCTTCGGCCAGTTCTTTTGTCTTGTCTATGATCTTGCCAGCATTTTCAGCAGCATCGGCATCCAGCTTTGCGGTTGCTTCAAATAACTCTTTCGTCGCTATGAGCGTGCTTGTAGCCCCAGGACCCACTTCTCCGAGTTCCTTCAGTTCCTCAAACACAATACCGATCGACATACCAGTGAACATACCTGTTATGCCGCCCAGCACTCCTTCAAGCTTTCCAAAGCTCTCGGCCAGTTTCCCGATTGCACTTGCGACTTGAATAATCGCATCACTTTTGACCCCATTAAGAGTCGTAAAGAAATCAGTAACAGGTTTAAGACTAGCACCCATAAATAACGTGCCGAAGGTCAAGGTTGCAAAAAGCTTGCTCAAGTTCTCAATCTTGTCTTCGTCAAGTTTGTCCGCAGCGGTTACGATGCTGCCCATAGCCGTGCTTATGCCTGTAAGCGATGTGGGGTTGATGTTCGCTATCGCTTCCAAGCTGCGCGTTAAATAATCGAACTCTTGCATTGGAACTAAAACCAGCGCGAACGCTAACGCGAGAATTCCCGCAGCCAATGCAATAAAAGCTCCGATTGCAAACGGGGTCGCAGTCGATAAGCCACCCAAAGCAAAAGCCAAAAGCGCAATACTTCCCACAATCAACGCGATTGCGAGGCCAGCCGTTAGGGCGTTGTCTCCTAGTTCTGCAAACCCTTTGGCGGCGAGCATAATCCCCAGACCCATCAGTGCAATACCTGCGCCAATAAGGAGGATTGCAAACCCGAATGCCATAACCGGCTTTGCCGACACACCTGCAGTCACAGCAAAAAGATGAAGGGCTGGGAGCAAGAAATATATTCCCACCCCGAGGGCGATAAACACTGTGGCCAATCCCAAGAGTCCTACGCCAGTAAGCTCGCTCAAAGAATCAACAAGCGGCCCAAGGGACAAAAACACCAGCGCGATACCGGCTCCAACCATCATCATTGCAGCGCCAAAAGCCAGCATAGGCTTGACACTACCGGCTGCGGCGGGTCCGGTGGCGGACACTGCAGGTACAAACTTCCCAGTCAACTTGGCAGCGATCTTGTCCACGCCAATGTTAGCGAATTTCATTATACTCTTTCCAAGGCCAGCCATTAAAACACCAGCAGCAAAAATAGCAGGGGCTGCGAAAGCACCCAGGGCGTCTGTAAATATGGCTAAACCTTCCGCAACAAAATGAAGAGCGTCAATAAGAGGCTTAACTGCGATAGCAAGCTGCTGAAATACAGCGGTGAATTTGGCCATTGCAGGGGCAGCCTTTTTCGCCATTTCGGCCATTTCTTGCTGGGTGAGCGCAGCGTTCTCTGCGTCGTTAGCATAGCCTTGAATCTCTGAAGCGCTCATATTCATCAACTGGCCTAATTCTTGTACGCTAACTCCTAACTGCTTGGCCACAGACTTCTTCATATAGAAATTCATATCGTTGAAGCTTTGGCCGCTTTCGTCAAACCCTTGCTTGAGAACCATAATCGCATCAAGTGGCCCTTTGGTCTGCGCTTCCATAAGCTCCATCATATTCAAATTGGTTCCCATCATTGCATTGAGATTAGACACCATCGTTGCTGCTGAGTCAAACGTGTCAAATTTGCCAATAATGTCCATTAAGCGATTGGCTTCGATGCCAGACGCTTTAGCAGCGGCGGCCAATCGGCCAAACTGCTTAGTGGCTTCATCACCGAACGCAGCGAGTTCTGGCATTGCCTGTCGCATTTGATTCATAAAGCTCGACATTGGAACACCGAGGGCGTTAGCTGCACCGGCTGCTTTGCGAAGTTCGCCCGAGGCTTGCTCGACAGACATCCCCAAGCCTTGAACCATTGATTCAAAAAATTCTCCGGTATCTTGGGCGTTTACCCCTAGTGCTTCCATTGTAACAGCCAATTCTCCCATTTGTTGTTGAGCTTGTTCTGACAAGCTAGCAAACTTAGAGAAAGTCATTACAAGGCCCTGCATTGCCTGCGCTGCTGCTGCAATATCAACACCCATTTCAAATGTTTCTGATCGGACATTGGTGATGACTTCATTGTAGCGACCGCCAGCGCCCGTGGCACGGTTAAAAGATGCGAGTGCCTGGTCCTGTGCGAACACCATTCGTCCAGTTTCTGACACAATGTTTGTTGCAAGAGACCCGACCACGTTCATAGGGTGAATGGCCGATCCTACTGTCTTGCCCACATCTCCGATACTGCTCGCAAGGCTTTTTACGCCGCCTCCCGATTTTTGAAGCTTGCCAAAAAAGCTGTCATCCCAACCCCTAGAGCTAAGTGTTGCGACATTTAGCATATTTTCGGTTTTTTCCAGCAAGGAAGACGTAACGTCGAGACTTGCATTTTGCTTCTTTAAGATCTCATCAGCTTCTTCAACTTCGTTTTGTCTAGCCGCTACAATTGGCATCAGCGCCATTCTTTGATCTTGAAGTGCCTTGAGCTTGCGGATGTCAAAACCTTCAGCAGCTTTGGCTGTTTCTATTTCCTTATCCTTTATAGCCATCGCCTCGACGGCAAGTCGAAGCGCTTCTTCCCTGTCTTCTAAGACTTTCCGAGTAGCGGTAATCTCAAGCTGAGCTTGGCCGATTCGACGGTCGATATAACTGTTTGTCTCCGCCATCAACTGGGCAAGCTCTTTGGCTTGAGCGTTCAAGTTGGAGTGTTCTGCGTTAGCTGCAGCGAGATCGTCAATCATTTTTTCAACTTGGGCAGGGCTTAAGCCTGCGCTCATTGCGTCGGCGACGCCTGAACCTGTTCCACGCGGACCTTTGCGATCACTTTTGAGCGCTTTCAGGATTTCTTGTAACAGGTTGTTGGTATCAGCCATTTAATTTAGTCCTATTTGAAGGGCCAAATTAGCCCAGTCTCTCTCTCAAAGTTCTTTACAGCTCCTTGAAGGGAGGAACGGTCCCGCAACGTGCGGGCGTCTTGGAGTCCATACTTCAAGTAGGCATTCATATAACGTTTCTCACGCTTGAGTGCATTTCCAAAAGATTGAATCTCACTGCGTGTTCCTTTGAGCATCGCGTTAACAGGGGCACCACGAAACATACCATCAAGCATCCACTTGATCATTGCACCCATTTGCATTAGGGTCTGCTCGTTCACTTCTCCGCGACGATTGACTCCTAAGTCAATCACCATTGTTTCCATTTTATCTTCCGCTATTACTTCTTGCTCCATCTTTCTGGCCTCCCTGGATTTTGAGCCATAACATAAATAGTTAATTTTACAAAAAAAATGACCGGAAGTCTATTCCGGTCATTTCCTTCGGGCTTTTCTCATTGCCCGCTCGTGTTCTTCTTTTTCTTTTTCAAACTGTTGTTGCAAGCGCTCCAAGAACCAAGTCCTTAGACCCACTGGGAGACTGTAAGCCTCTGTGAAGCTCCAGCTCCCATAATACTTTAGAATGAAGAACTGTTCATAGACCTTTTCAAGGTACTCATTGCTTAGGCCAAAAAAACTCCGCTGTGAACGGAACCTCCATTTCTGACGTTTCACCGCATTCAGAGCAAGCAAAGTCCTGTGTCAGATCGATATTAGGAGAAAGCTCTGCATAAGTGTTACGCAAGAATCGTGAGTCAGCAGCGGGCATACTATTGATAAACTTGTTGATAGCAGTTTTGTCTGTAATCCCGTTCAAGGACACAGTGAATAATCGCATCTGCTCTGAAACAATACTGTCAATTCCAGACTTGGATTTCTTTTTTCTCTCCATAGTCTTTGTAAGCCACCGCTCATCTGCCCCAGTTAGGAGACGCACTTCCACCTGGACATTTGTCCTTGGAAGCATAAGCAAGAAAGTGTTGTTGTCGGTTCTAGTATAAGCCTGTACCGTTTCCTCTTCACCATATTCCATAGCTTCATGCTGGGCTGCGATAAGATTAAAAGTGTGTTTGCTTGTTGCCATACACTCAGGGCACGTTACCCGTGTAGTATAATCAGGACCATACGCGACGGCGCGAGACATAATCAGGATAGCGTTCTTATCACCAACCAATAAAGAATCAGGCTTGATTTGCTTATTGACCAAAACACTCTCGATCAGTCGATCAAGGGCGATGCCTTTCTTGAGCAAAGTGCGAGATGTTAAAATCTCTTCTTCGCGTGCCGTCATATGACGAATCTCTACGGTGTCTTCACCGTGCAAAGGATGGTCAGGTGGATAAAACTCTCCACCGGAAGGTAGCTCAACAAATTCTGTTGGAACGACAAAGTTCAACCCAACAGAGCCTTGCCCAAGAGTCGCTCCTGTAGTAGGAGCAGGGGGCGGTTCGACGGTTGGAGCGACGGGCGCTTCCACTTGGGAGGTCGCGCCCAACCGTTCTTCATTATTTCTTGACATCAAAACCTCTCTTTAATGTGCGTAGTATATCAAGTGTTGTGAGAATGTTAAGTGTTTTTTAAGTGATTCCGGCAGTGTTAAAAGCGGGTCGGTTCTTAACCTGGGCCTGCTTGTTGTCACCGTTAAGCTTGGCATAATCATAGCGAAGTTCAAGCGTGATCTCGATCAGTTCATCACTGGTGTAGTCGAGGTCGCCAAACTTGGCATCCTTAATCCAAGCGTTGTAAAGAATCCACTCTTCAAGAAACTCGGCATCTTTAACCTGGTCGGTGGTTGTGGTGGTGCCGCGATCTCCAGTTTCCGAGAAGGCATCGCCAAGCTGTACAATTCGAACTTGACCAAGAGCCTTGACTGCCATTTGCTTAGACATCGTCTTGGTATTGAATTGCGACTCAGGTGGCTCATAGCCAGAGTTTCTTAAGATGTTATACATCGTTTGAACTGCGTCAGGAGATGCAGGGTCGACAAGCGTGACACTAATAGGATTCCACTCTACCTTCCCTGGATAGTAGAAGTTGTGGTTAATGTAGGTATGTGACGCCTCCGTCACCGTAAAGTTAGGCTTAGTAACCTTCTTTACTACCCATTGGGGGATGTCTCCTAAATATAGAAGCCATCGATAATTTCTTTTAGGCTCGGGAACGCCTACTTTTGTATCAGACCAAAAAGCCATTTGCTTAATTCTCCTTTAAGTTCATTTGTAAATAGTGGCCGCAATTAAAAAATTGCTTGTCTCAATTCTTTTAATCTGCGAATGCTGCCCCTTCGCGACTGATGTTGAAATCGATCGCGATGTACTCGATAGCGCGGGCAGGCTTGAGGAAGATCTTCGCATACAGGATGTTTCGATCAACCAAATCAGGGGTTGTCGTTGAGCTATCAAGGATGACCTTGAAGTCAGTCAGACCAAGACCTGTCTGGACATTTCGCAAGAAGGGTTCAACCTGGCCAGTAAATCGGTTCCAGGTAACCTGTACGTTTTGATCGAACAGGATTCCAGAAGCGATACCAGAGATTGCCTTCTTCAAGAAAATCATCAGGCGACGCACGTTGATTCGGTCCAAAGCTGAAGGTGTTGCCTGCAGTGTCTTTTGTCCGAAGACCACGATTCCTTCCGCAGGGAAAGACGCGATCGGATTAACGTTCGCCTCGTAAAGGTCATCACGATGCTCGCTGGTGAGCTTCTTGGTGATG